AGCAACAACAACAGCAAAATTATTATGTTCCGCATCCTGATCAAACTCCAGTATTAAACATAACATTAAATCAGGTTCAAAATGGGTGGGCAACCCCCAGAACTGCTTGTGCTGGCTGTGCCTCTTACTGGTATCAAGTATTTGTAACTCAATCACCTCAAAAAGCAGAAGATGGAAATTATTACTATTACTATTATTTTAAATTCTTTTCTAATTCATACTATTCCAATGGAACTCCTGCGGCTACATATTTAAGTCAAGTAAATTTTTATACGAATGGTAATTTTCTATTCTCAACTTCTTATATATTATTACCTCAAGGGGAAATTGTCTGGGGTGCATGGTTGAGAACATTACAGAATAATTCTATGGTTTCATTCAACGCAACAAATATAAATGTACAATAATGGCAGAAGTACCTGATAAAAATGTAGAAGTTAATGGAAGAATAGTAGGCGCTAATTCAACTGTGAGATTATCTGTAAAAACAGCTATGTGGATAGTTATGGGAATATTTACGATAGTTATGGGTATTCTTAGTTATGCATATTTTGATCTAAAAAAAGATATTAATGCAAGTCGTCAAAAATTCATAGAAACGATTGATGAAAAAGTAGATGATATGACAGATGATGTGCAAACTATTAGAATTGATCAAGCAACAATGAAAGGTGACATAAAACTCATTTTAGATAGACAAACTAGAGATAATCCAATAAAAGCAAATCCAAATGTTTCTGTAGAATCTGTAGTTCCACCAGAATAAATATAAAAAAGATAAAATGGCATCAGGAGATACTAATAATAATCAAAAAGTAAGCACGGCGTTTTCTTATAGAAATACTGAAAATGATCCGGATGGAATACAGATATGTGATGTAACTGGAAATCCAGCTTTTGATATGACTGCAATGCTTTCAGCGGTTCAGGCTTATACTAAGTTAAATTTTGCTGTGAACCAGCTTATTGGTATGGAAGTTAGATGGTTTAGAGCGGTGCCTCAACAAAGATCTCAAGACGTAATATTTCAAGAATATACGCTGAGTAATGTTGAGGACACCCCGCTCTGTTTAAGAGTAGTGCTACCCGACGGAAATTTTCCTGATTCTAAATATAATTTTGATTTATATGGTTTAGAATATGAAGTTCCATTAGAAGTACATATAGATAAAGCATATTGGGAAAGTATAGCAGGGGCTGGAACTGCTCCACAAAAAATGGACGTTGTTTATTTTGCGGTTCCTAATAAATTATATGAAGTTATTTCATCTTATTTACTTAGAGGATTTATGGAACAAGAAACAACCTGGAAACTTAATTTAAGAAAATACAATCCAAAAGCTTCAAGAAGAGAAGGGGATGCACTTACAAAAACTATTGAAGAATACACTGTCAGTGAAGGGGAAATATTTGGTGAAAAAATTGCATCAGATGTTCAAAAACTTCAAGATGATAAGCAAATGAGTCCTTTTAATTCAACAGAAAGAGACAAATATAAATCAATGGATAAAGATTTATACATTGCAACTTCTAAACTTGAAATTTATGGTGTGGTGGTAGCAGAATCATTTTATGATCTGGGATCATCTAATTTTTATGATGCTGTAGTTTACAATTGTGGAGACAATATAACAACTAAGGATGATAGATGTATAACAGCGTGGACTATGATTGATCCTGGTCCTGTTAAGTTTTATAATGTTGGAACAATAACTCCTGGAACATATACAGGTGGAGCGAACTATGAACTTAAAATTACTTCAAGAATAAATCCAGTTCTAGAAAATGCACCTCAATTAGGTGATAATATTGAAATTTCAAGACCTGGTGCACTTAATTTTTATGCAGAAATAATTGATGATTTACCCGATAACGTATATTATATAAAGATTGATGAACCTGTAATAGATCATCTTGCATCTATAAAATCTAATTGGAATGAAGCCACTGGATATAAAATGAAGGTACAAAATTCAGTAAGTATTTTAGATGGTAGAAATGGTGAATCATCAGGATTTAAAGTTGATATTCACGCTAATCAATATATAAAAATTATTTATGGTAATCAAGAGCATATTTCTATTATGACAGATAAACTTAATGATAGAGAATGGTATGGAATAATTGTAAATATTGGTAATAGTTGGGGACAATATAATACTGCAGTTTATCAACAGCATCCATCTGATACAGTTAGTAAATTAAAGAACATATTCTATGATACTTTAGATTTTACTCCTGAAGATACTGAAGTAATAGAATACACAATTAATAAAGGGCCGTCATATCTTACTAATTTAAGATTATATGTGGCTACAATGGAAGAAGAAAAACAAGCAAATGAATTGCTATCTTATTTTGTTAAAGATGGTGATCAACTTATAATTGGAGATAATGCGGATCCAAAGTTCCGTGCCCCTTATACAGGACAACAACGATAAAAACTAAAAATTATGAAAATAACAGAAGAGAGAAAGAAGCTAGAATCATTATTAAATTCTTCTTCAGACAAAATAATGGATGATGTTCCAGTACCTGGACATATACCAGAAGAATTGCATGGCGAACCAACAATGGGTGTAGATTTTGCAGAATTAAAAAATACCTGTAATGATGAAGCTAGATTAATGATTAATAAAGCAATAAGTTTTATTTTAACTCCAGAAATGATAGCAGACACTGTTTATATTGCTGATAAATTAGAAGTTGACGTTATGTCATTATCTGGAATGATTTATCAACTTAGAGTTAATGAAGCTATGCAAAAAGCTTTAATGACAGAGGTTGATAGAGGTATGATAAACCCTAGAATGTTTGAAGTTTTTAGTGGTCTTTCTAAAACTATTGCAGATATTAATAAACAATTACTTGGCACAGTTGAAGCCATAAAATCTACCTATAAAGAGATTAAAAATGATATTCGCGAAAAACAAACTGATGCTCTTGGACCTCACCAAGATGAACATGGAATGATTACTCAAGGTGATGGTGGAGTTGTTACTATGGGAACTAAAGAACTCATTAATAGAGGCAAAAAACCTCCGCAACTTAATGAAGATAATATTCAAGATATAAACGAACTTTAGAAATCTTAACACTTTCTTAATATATAAATTAAAAAATGTCTCAAACAACTATTTGGACTACTAGACTTGTCGATCAAACTTTAGAGAAACTCCGTTATGGAATGGATGTTGATATGGGGTGCTTTCATGAGAAAGATACAGAGTTAAAAGCAGGGAAAATTCTCTTTAAATTAACCAAAGAAGAGTTTGCTGAATTTCAAAAATGCCAAACTGATATTGTTTATTTTGTGACAAAGTATTGTCGATTTATGACTGATGCAGGCAGAACTACTGTAAAATTAAGAAAATTTCAAAAGGAAATACTAGCAGAACTTTCTGAAGAAGAATATAAAGAACATTTAAATGATATGGGCCCTATTGCCAGGGATTATATTCTTATGGCTTCTCGCCAAACTGGAAAAACAACTACTATTGCTGCATTCTTTTCTTGGTATCTTTGTTTTCACGCAGATAGAAATTTAGCTATTCTTGCAAACAGACATAATACGGCTGTAGAAATTGTTGGTAAGGTTATCGATGTATTTAAAGGATTACCCTTCTTTCTAAAACCTGGTATTGTAAATGCTAATTTATCTGGTTTAAGATTAGATAATGGTTGTCAATTAATGTCTCAGGCTACTACTAAAACTGCACAAATTGGTTTTACTATCCATGTATTATATGCAGATGAGTTTGCACACATTGCTCCAGGAATTGTAGGTGATTTCTGGAGATCTGTTTATCCTACTCTTGCTTCATCTGAAATTTCACAGTGTATAATTACTTCAACCCCTGCCGGACAATCTAATTTATTTTATGAAATATGGGATAAGGCTGTAAAAGGGAAAAATACATTTAAATATAAAAGAGTAGATTGGTGGGAAGTTCCAGAACATGATGAAGCATGGGCGGAGAAAATGAGAGGTAATTTTAGTGAAGAATATTTTGCCCAAGAATTTGAATTGAAATTTAATTCAGATTCAAAGTTATTACTTGGCTCTAAAGAGGCTATGTTTATTAAACGTATTGAAAAAGATTATGTATTTAAAGATCTGGATAATACAGATTTAGATGAAGAACTTTATAGAAATCTTAAATGGAGGCCAGATTTTGATCCAAATGACGGATATGATCCTAATACCAATTTATTTGTAATTTCTGCAGATACTGGAGAAGGAAAAGAATATGATGAAAATAAAGATAATGATTATAATGTATTGAGTATATATCAGATGGAATTAAAAAGTTTAGTTCAATTAAATCAATTAA